GAATAACACCAGTATGTGATGCATCGCCATTACGAATAGGTGAGTTTATAGCACGGATACTACCCGCACCAACCCCAATTCCTGCTTTCTGAGAGACATATTTAACAATAGCACTAGATGTCGCATTGATACTATCCAAACTATCATCTGTTTCAATTAACACACAACTACTGAATTGTCTCTGTGGTGTACGAACACCAGCCATAACAGGCGTTGGTAATGAGATATCAAATGTACTGATAGCATCATAATAATCCTTAACCCATTTCAATCTTTCTTCTTTTGGATAATCACTGAATAATGTTGCCGCAATTAGCATATATGCCATTTGTGGTGTTTCATAAATTTTATTTGTAACTCTATTTTGTACTAAGTACTTACCACGAAACTGTTCCATTCCAACATAAGTGATGTCGAAATCTCTCTCATGTTTGATAAATCCATTAATCTTTTCCCATTCTTCTACAGAATAATCTTTCAGTAATGCTTTATCATAGAATCCAGATTTAACATTTCGTTCAACCTGTTCAAATATATGACACGGGTCAAAGTCATTGTATACTTCTTTTCTAATATGATAATTGATAAGATTACCCGCTACCCATTGGTAGTTCGGCGTATCTACTGATATTAATTCAGCCGCGGCTTTAATTAATGTTTCTTGAATCTCGCTACTTGTGATGCCATTGTAAAATTGAATATGTGACTTTAGTTCAAGTTCACTCGCTGATACGCCATTTACCCCATGACATGCCGCAAAGACTACTTTATGCATTTTCTCTAAATCAAGATTCTCTTTTTCTCCGTCTCTTTTAACTACTTGTATGTTGTCCATATTCATTTCCTAATATGTGTTAATTTCTGAATCTTCCATGCCTGCTACTCTTAACTTAATAATGTTTGACAGTTGGAAATGTTTTATTTCAAAACCCTTTGTTATTCCTAGGTATTGATTTCTTACAAGTGCTACTTCATTTATTAGTTCGCCAACCCCAACAATTTCATCTTCGCCATCTGCATACTTTTCTGCATCTCTGCTACTTAAAACTTTGTTATAATTTTCTAAGTATTTTCTCAAGTATTCACTTCGCTTCTTGCGTAACTGAATGTTTAGGTGTTCTAAAATTGCTTCTATCTCTTGTAATTGGCCGAATCGTAATTCAACATACGCAGGTAGATATGTTGCATTCTTTTCAATATTTCCTTGAATCTTTACTTCTTTTTTAGCATCCAAGATTTCTTTTTCAAAATATTGAATACAGTTTGGGATTTCACTCCAGTCTTTCGTAACTTTGCTATACCAATTCATTATTCCCAGTCTTCTTCATCATCGTTATCATCATCATCTTCAAAGTACACATCTAGTGCGGCCTGTAAAGTATTATCGCCATCGATTAATATTTCAATATCATCGGGACTCATTCCAGAATCATCTAACATCTTAATAAAAACTTCCCCTGCCTCTAAACGGTCTTTCGCAGGAATATAAGTTATTAGATTTTCCCATAGTTCATAAAGTTGTTCTGATTCCATTCCACACCCTCTCCGTAGTGTTGTATTTTAATAGTCGTACTCTTATCTACCTGACAAGAGTACTGTATTTATATATTCCGACTTAAACTTCTTCGGACAAATCATCAGATTGTTGAACTAATTCATGCTTTTCAGCATCGATACTTTCATCGTTCCATTCAGTCATAACAACATCAAGTTTTTCATCTGACCAATTCTTACGGAATTCAATCATTTCATCTCCTGATTTTGTTACGTATTTTAATCTGTTACCTTGCTTGACTAGAAGACCTTTTGCTTCAAAGAATTCAACTAATCCAGAGTACGGTGACATTCCAGTTTCATATGGAATCTCAACTTGAACAGACTCGAATGGTTTTGAGTATCGTGTCTTCATCACTTTACACGCGGCTCTGATGCCATGTACTTGTGATGTTTTATTTCCATCTGCATCTACTTTTAATTTCAACTTTCGCATTGCTACTACAATTGAACTTGCATAGATAAAGCCCTGTCCACCTGATATCTTATCATCTGGGTCGAACATATCTTGTGATGCGTATGTGTGGTTTGTTGCAACTAAACCTACGTTATAGTCGCCGAACATATTTACACTGTTACGTACTAATGACGCTAGTGCTTTTGGTTTACGTCCCATGTCACCTTTCATATCACCTCGATTGAACTGGTCAACGTCAGTAGGTGTCATCATCATTCCCAAACTATCAATTACAAATAAAACCTTTGGTCGATCGGCGTCTGCCTTTTCGGAGTGGTCTTCTCTGTAACCTTTCATAAAGTCTGAAATGATTTTAGCAACATCGTCAATCATTGCTACGTTTAATTTTAATAGTTTTTCTGGTGTAGTATCAACTTGTAACGCATGTAACCATGATTCGTCTAGTGCGTTTTCACTATCGATTAGTACTACGAAAATTCCTTGGTCTTGTGCGTGTTTTACGATATTGCCAGCCGCAACGTATGATTTTCCTGCTCCACTTTCACCAGCAAATACTGTTACTTTGCCTAATGGAACGCCTTTATAGAAGTCATTAGAAATTAATTTGTTTAGACAATAATTTCCCGTTGATACCCAAGTATCTGGGTCTCTGAAACCAACACTCATACCAGGTACAGATTTGGTTATAGATTTGCGAAATTTACTCGCATCAAATGCCCTTGCCATATAATTCTCCTTATGTTTGATAAGAGAGTGTGGAATATTTCCCACACTCTCTGCTGATTTACTTAGTCTGTCTTACGACTACGAATCATTGCTAAGATGTCTGCCGCGTCTGTCTTTGGTGCTTCAGCAGGTGCTGTTTCTACCGCAGTTAGAGTTGGTGCTGTTGCTGTTGCTACTGCAACCACTTCTTCTTTTACTTCTTCTACTTTTGGAGCAGTAGGAGTATTAGTAGTAGTTGGTGCAGAAGTTCCTGCAGGAACATCTAATCCATAAGGTTTATAGTGCTGACCCCAACGAGCAGGATCATATAGTTCACCGTCAACTGATGCTTCGAACATTTCTGTGATAATTTTCATATCATCTGAAGTTGGACGTTTTGGCATATAGTCATTCAAGTCAAAAAGACCATGAGTTTCAATTGCCGCACGTTCGTCTTCATTCAGTGAACGTTCTTTACGAGACCAACTTGAAGTTGAGTAATCTGCGTATTGACCTTTTTGCGTCTTAGTAAGACGGAAATCAGTACCCGCTTCATAATCAGTTGGCATGTTATCCATATCTGGGTCCATTAGAGCCGCCTTCAATAACTTGAAGATTTGTGGTCCAATGATAAACCTGCGAATTGGATTTTCTGGTGTTTCACCACCGATTGGATCAGTAGAAAGCAATCCTTGGAAGACGTAAGAACGTTTCTTCCAATATGTACGACCCATATCTTCCATCGCTGGGTCTTTAAACCAAGGACGAATTTCTGCGTGAATCGGACATGGTTCACCCCACATTTCAACACAAGGAACCTGAACGATTACTCGTTTTGATTCATCGCCGCCTTTAACACCTGGGAAAGGTAACTTAATGACTTGGCGTTCGCGCCAAAAGAAAGTGTTAGATTGGTCTGAGTCTGGAAGGAAACGCAATACTGCTGTATTGTCATTGTCCATATTCCAGAAAGGGTAAACTGCATCTGAACCTCTGTTTGATTGAGATTTTTCTGATGCTTTGTTATCTTGTGCAAGTAGTTTTGCACGTATTTCTGCTAGTGTAGCCATAGTATTCTCCTATATTAGCCTTTATTAGTTTGTTATATTATTATTAGTTTTTTTATTAGCCTAAATGTATCACATAAGTTCTAAGCATGATACTATTATACTTATCTTTTCCTTCAAAGTCAAGCGTTAAATACGTCTTTTTGAAAGTTTTTTTAACCCCAAATGTAGCGGTTAAATGCCCAATAAAAAAGAAGAGTTTTAACACTCTTCTTTATTATAGCACAATTGTAGGGCGTTTGTCAACTACATAATGACATAAATTTTTATTTTACCAATCTACTTTTCCCTGTGGTTTTCCGTGATATCCTTGTGACCAATCTTGTCCTACTCTAGAACCTCCTACATGGTCTCCATCCATAGTTTGCAAATGAACAAACTTGATATGTGTTCCTTCGAACTCAGCACCCCAACCATGGGCTACGCCATTTGGTGTAAACGATTCATCACTTGGCCAGTCACCATATAATACAACTGTATCACCATTATGCACTTTTGCATGTGAAATTCTTTTATCAAATTTACCTGCCATGTCTAATACTGTGCTAACTTTTTCTTGGTCTGACATATCACTGGCGTCATCCGCTCCATTTGCCACAACTTTTTGAAGTTCTGCCGGAAGGTCTGACGCGGCATCTATTTGAGAATTACTCATGCCTGCATCTTGCATAGTAGATACAACAGATTGAGATGATGATGTATCAACATCACTACCACCTGCACCAATACCTGCACCAATTGCCGCTATTAGTCCTAAACCAATTATCATCTTTCCAAGTTTGCCTTCTTCTAGTGCTAATAGTTCTTCGATAAGCATATCTCTTCGGACATTTTCATTAATTCCAGGAACATTAAATTTTGAGAATGCTTCTTCAAGCATTTCAGATATTCTTATATCTGCTGATTTTGGTTCAATTTTTTCGATAGTTGCTTTAGACATTTTCAATAAATGACCCGCAACTTTAATTTCTTCTTTGTCAACTCCTGCTGGATTAGCACGAATGTCGTTAGCAATATCAGTCAAGAAGAATGAAATTTCTGCCGCTAAGTCATGACCTTTCTTTTTTTGCTTCTTGTCAAGTAAAGTATCAACTACAACTCTATCTGATAAATCGTCAAATGTCATAGCAATCATATCAACTTTACGTTGTGATGCTTCTTCTGGTGTACGAGGTTCAGCATATTGCTTTTTGATTTGGCTGTAATCATACTCAGGATCTCTAGAGTCACCGAATGAAATTGTATTAACTTTTTCACCAGTTTTCTTTACTGTTGCAGACATTATTTCTTTAACTCTGTCTACTTGATTGTCTCTACGATTAATAGTTTCTTCTTCATTTACTTTATGTACTAATGGAATAATATCTTTTAATGATTCTTCGAATGTAGATTTTGTAAACTTCTTTACATATGAATTGATAGTATCTTCTGTGATTTCTGAAGGAGATTCTGATTCTTCTTTAAGAGCAATGCCTTCTACAAAACTAGCGTAGCCTCTTGCACCTTGAATTCGTTTGATACTCTCTTTGATTGCATTCATACTGCGTTTAACATTAGATACAACAGAACGATTAGATTCGTTTACTAATTTCTGCTTGTTAACCACGTTCATAAATTCTTTTAATTTTGCTAAGTTACTTGATAACTCTACAATAGACTCACCTACAACATCAGATGGAACACCACCAGTTGATACGTGTCTTGCCATTGCTCTAGCGCCATTTAAATGTTTAAACGGATACTTAAATCTTTCACCATCTGCGTTTTCAACGAATAGAGAAGAAATGTTACGTGATCTTGCTCCTCGTTGTTCTTCATTTACTGCTTTTTGGTGCTTAACAATCAATCTTACATTTTCTAATGTTTGACGACTTGTTTTTGAAGAGCCCGACAATGGGCCCATGCCTTCATTGACGTTATCTGTCATGGTTTGCTCCTTATTTTGTTCAATCTTGTATGTGTAATTTTTAGGTTCGATGTGTTTTCCGAATGAACGAATATCGAAGTCTAGCATGTTAGTACGTGCCATAGTTTTTAGTTGTTTCATCATATTATTGATATCTGGGTTATCGATATCGATGTCTTCTCCAATATGAAATTTTAATTCTCGTGTAGAATCATCAATATGAACCATCATATTTGGTTCTTTGACGTAGAAATATCTAGCATTGTCTGGCGTTGCCACACTCTTGCCCTCAGTAGCATCGAACATCTTCATTTGAAGACCACTACCTTGCATTAATTTCATTACTTTCGTTGCGATGTTATCTAAGTTTATAGCCATAATTTAACGTTTTCCTTTTGTAGTATTTATCAAAATATGATAGGAAGTGGTTCATTAAACTCAACATCTACATCCAGACGCTCTCCAAGTAGTTCTTCATATCCTTCTTCGAATCTAGATATAACTTGAATCTGTCTTACACATAATAATGTTGCTGAGACTAAATCGTCTGTCTCGCCCGTTTTTGCTTCATAACTTTTTCCTTTTGCTATGAATGTCTTTAATTCTCTTATTAGATTGTTGCTCAGTGGTATCATTTTGTCACTTTCAATCCAAGATTTCATCTTCATACATGCTGTAATCTTTGATTTGTACGTAGTAGTGAATCCTTTTCTTGATACTCGCTGTCTGCCTTTCTTTTTAGGCTCATGTAAGAACGTACCAGGAAATCTATCTTCATCCATCTCGTCAATAACAATCAGTGCCGCTTCACCAAGTGAATTATTCTCAACACTCCAGTATATTTCTGGTGCTGAATTGCCCAATTCTTTTACTTCATCGTTGATGATTGTAAGAATGTTATGCATAGTTACAACCTGTCCACGAATATCAGTCTTGTTATTTTGCCATTCTGCTACTTGAACCAATTCAGGTAATGCCCAAACTTCAATCGCGGCATTATCACCACCAGTTCCCATAGAAGGATCTAATCCTATAACATAAGTAGACTCTTTGTTGATATTTTCATACCATCTAACTTGTCCAGTTCTTAACACTGGTTCAATGCCCTTAATACCCGACAACTTGAGACTGTCAACTAATGTTTCATCATATGCGATGAACTGACACTCGTGTTCTCTTAGGAAACGTTCTTTACCCACTCGTGCTTCTTCTTCAATCGCCCATTGCTTATCTCTATCGGGATGCTGATGCCATAAAGCAGTGTAAGGTCTAAAACCATTGATTCCAACTTCTGTTTTATTACCATAGTCATCCAATCTCTTGTTTGCTCCACTCCAAATCATTGCGAATTGGTCATCATCTAAGTTAGGAGTTGATGTGATAATTGCTTTACCACCCGTTGCTAGTGTTGGTGAAATAGAAGTCCAGAATTCTTTTGCTATTGTTGGTCGCACAAATGCGAACTCATCTGCGTATAGTAACGAGATAGAAAGACCACGACCAGTATTTTCTGTAGTTGCTTGTGCTATAATTCTTGAGCCATTATCAAATTCAATACTACCTTTGTTGTAATTCGTAACACCTGCTCTGATAAAATCAGGACACATCTCATACGCATATCGAATTCTATGCATGATTTCCTGTGCACCTGCGTACTTATGTGCGGCTATTAAGATAGTTTGATCTGGCATGAACATTCCGTACCATAGCAAGTATCCTGCGGCTGTAGTTGACTTACCCATCTGTCTACCCAACATAGATATAGAAAATCTATAATTATGATAAGAGTGTGCTAGGTCTTGTTGATAGTCATATGCCTGATATAGTATTTGACCTTGAGTTGGGTGCTGAATCCAAAAGTAATTATTCAGAAAATAGAATGGGTCAGACATACACTTGCTGAATTCTAACAACTGTGTGTTGCTGAACTGCGTTTTTGCGTATGGTTTTTTAGTTAAATCTGCCAAGTTAAATACTCACTTAATTATGTAATAGTATTTATCAACAAAAATAAAGGTGTTAATTTACTTATTATACAGCAACCCACTCAGTCGTAGATTTTGTAAGTGATTCATCAAGTCTTTCACTAGCATTAGAAAAAGAATTAAGAACATCTAGTCCATCTTGAGTTACTGATGAAGTAAATGAATACTCAGTGCCATCTTCATTTAATACTACATCGCTGGGAAGAGAAAGGTCTTCAGATGCAATTATTTCATTAATTCGTGCGATTTCTTCGGCCGTTCTTGAACCCTCATCAAGAATAGTTATATTGCCCCATGCTTCCTCAATATCATTCCAAGTACCGTCTTTTTTAGTGTAAGTTATTCTTTTAGTAAACATACTATTTCTCCTTTGATTTAATAGTATTTATCAATCAACAAAAAAGCAGCCCGTAGGCTGCTTTTTATATCATCCTATGGATGCTATTTTAATATTTTACTAACTTAGCCAATCTAATTTGGTCTTCGTTCATTGCGTTACAACCGCAATCACAATCTGAACTACAATCACAAGATGAATCATGACCACAAGAACAGTCTTCAGATACTTTTTCTTCTGTTACTACTTCTTCAGTAGTTTCTTCAGTAGTTTCTTCAACTGTATCGTCCTTTTTGCCTTTCTTAGCGGCTAACATTTTTGCAAATGCTGCCTTCTGGGCTGGACTTTGTGCTTCTTCTAATTCTTTGATACCTGCTAATTCTCGCATTCTTGATTGGCCTTCTTCATCATCGTCTTCATCTATAGATACTGAGTCCACTAAATCCTCATCTGGATATTTCGATAAATCTGGGTCTCTAGGTTCTGGTGGAAGAACATCATCCCAATTCTTAAATGAGCCAATAGTTTTTAGAATTTTTACTTTACCATCAACTTGTGCTGTAAGAGCCGCACCTGTCATATTATTCTTAACATCTTCCAATTCAAGATGGTCATCGCCATCATGGTCAGACATACCACTATCTATTGAAACAAATACGTGGTCATGCCCTGGATTTCCTGCTTCACCCGAGTCTGAAGTAGTTACGTGAAAACGTTTTTCAGGCATATTTTTCATATCAAAAACTACAGAAATACCTTTCTCTGCGTCTACATTAAAACACATATCGTGCCAATCATCATAAAGTGATTCATCACCTTCTTTAACTGCGTTTAATTTTTTATCTTTATTCTTTGATTTCTTAGAAGACATCAAAGATCCAGCGACAGCACCAACTGCCATCGGAATCAATGGCAAAAGTTCGTCTAATTGTTCTTCGTTAACTTCTTCTTCTTTAACTGCGTTTAGTTTTTTACCTTTTTTCTTTGAACTAGCATTAACTGGTTCTGGCTCATTCTTTTTAAGTAGACTTGCTGCCGCCATTGATTTAATTGGATTTCTTATAACTGCGCCTGCAACACCTCTTGCAAGTGCGCCAACTGCCGCGCCAACTAGTGGTAAAAACTCGTCTACTCGTTCTTCTGCAAGTTGTTCACTTGCGTCAAATTCTTTCATCAAGCCTTCATAAATCTCACTTTCGTCAATTGAGTACTCTAACGGATTATCACCATGATTTGGTTGAATTGATTTTTGTTGCTTATTGATACTTTCAGGTGATTTTTTAGAATAATCATCTAAGTCTAATTTATCATTTGCAGGAGTAGGTTTGAATTCTGAATCGACTTCTTCTTCGATTGATTCTTCATGTTGATGAACCATATGTGCAGTTTCCATACCTGCTAGTTGCATCATACGTAAAATTTCTGCTGGATGCTCTGTGCTAGTATTAGTGGTCGTAATAGATTGACCGTTGTCTTCTGTTGTTGATAGGTTGTAATGCTTTTTACTTTCCATTTTCGTCTCCACTGATAACTGATGCACTTGATTGTTCATCTTTTGACATCTGTTCCGGTGCTGGATCAGATTTAGGGGTAATACTTAATTCGTTTTCTGTAGTATCATATTCTTTTTTCTCTAGGTCATTCAAAAACTTATCAACAAAAGTCTTGCCGTAAGATTTGCCAGCATCTGATTCATCATCGTAGTCTGTACCTAAAACTGCTTCTTTTTCCTTGCCATCATCTTCTACTACTTCTTCTTCCCATCCTTCTGGATGAACAATAACATCAGTTAGTGATACACCAAGTATGTCACTTAATTGTTGCTGTAGAATATCTGCTGATAGTGGATAACCAGTAACTATTTCAATTTTTGAAACCTTTGAATTACGTGCGTCACTGAAGAACATTGGGTTCTTAGTGATTGGCGTAGTAGATGTCTTTGACATCGTTTTGAGATCATATTTTGATAAAAATGATTCAATATGGTTTTCTTGGGCTTCGTCCAAGTCACAACAGAACCGCAAGGTAAATTTGTGTTCTTTAGTAGACTCTGTTAAATATTGTTTAAATGTTTTCATAATATGTTCTCTGCTAAGTAATTGCTTTCGCTCTATTCTTATTTATCATTTTTAATGTCTTTCTTCGCATTCTCTATACGTTTTAGTAATTCATTTCTATCCATTATAACAGAACCATCACTTTCGAGTTCAGATCCCTCTGGTCTAGCCTTGGAAACGTTATGATCTAACTTTGCTTTTTGCAATTGAAGTCCAATCATCTTTAATTTTCTATCTACTTTACTATCTTTTGCTTCCATAGCCGTTTTTAGCATCTGATTTGCTGTTTCTAGCAACTTAGCACCTGCATGAACTTCTACGTTCATTCCCAATGAAACCAAGTCTTTGAACGCATCTAATGCCATCTTATGAATGTCGTCCATCTCTCTATCATGTTGATTGAGATCTCGAACAAGTGGCAATGCACTATCAATCTTTTCTGTAGTTTCTAGTTCAGCATGTAAAATTTCTGACAGTTCTTTTGATTCTTCAATCGTAGGAATAATATCGTTATTCAACAACTCGACCGGAGTTTCTTCGTCAGATGGTGCGATGTTGAAAGTTTCTTCTAATTTTTTAGTCATATTACATCCTTAAATACAGTTATATACGTATTTATCAAAAATAAAGTTGCCGTTTTTTGTAGTCATAGTAGCGATACGAATA